TGCCATAGATTATCGGATTTTTAACAGTAACCTTATCGCCTACTTTAATAGTTGAAGTAGTTTTATCAGGCTTTTCAATTGGTTTTGTAGAAGTTGGTTTGCTTGGTTTTGAGCTTGAACTATAATCCTTATAAATATAATTAAGGTCTACATTTCCAGAAATGCCTGAAACTATGCCACTGTCTGAGTATTGCCAGATAGTGCATTTAAAAGCAGGTGAAGATACACCCCAATGAGCTAACCACAAGTCATATTTACCAATTAGCTTATCTTTATGAAGATAGCTATTAAGCCAACTTGGATTACAGTATAACATCGGTGTATAGCCAGCAGACTTGATTCTATCGCAGAAAGCAATAACAATGCTTGTAAGAGCGTCTTTGCCCAAATTTGTTTGCGAAGAATCTTCAATATCAAACGCAACGGGCAAATCTATCTTATAGTTTTTTATTGTTTTTAAGCAAAAATCAGCTTCCTTTTTAGCCTCAGCAACAGACCTTGCATAGCTATAATGATAGATACCGCATTTGATGCCCACTTTAATAGCATTTTCTATGTTTCTGACGAATTTGTTGTCAATTTGATTAGGATTTTCTATGCCAAAGCTCGAACGAATCATAGCGTATCTTACGCCTGATTTATAGACCTTATCCCAGTCGATATTACCATTCCAGGTTGATACATCAATTAATTTCTCTTGCAAAATTATTTCTCTCCCTTTTTATCAAAAAGTTGTTTGTAAATTTGGTTTGCATAAACACTCGCTCCAGCACAGAGAATACCTTGTGTTATAGATGCGAAAATTATTGTAAGAATACAGCGCTGGTCGAATACTTCACAGGTGGTAAACATCCAGATTGCTGAAAGAATTACTCCGCTTGCACCGAGAATCAATGGAATAAATTTATCAGAAAGTGAAGTTTTTTTAAGTCCTAAGCCTACTATATAGAGTACGGGTACAAGTATAAGAAGCTCAGGTTTTATAAAATCAGTTATATCCAACATATTCCCTCCCTTATCTTGAGTCCTGTTCTAAGTCGCTGATACGGTGGTTGATAACCTTGATTTCTTCATCATAAAGACTGGTTGCTGTTGTGACGGTTTTCTCGATTTCGTACATTCTTTCAACAAGGTGGTTATGCTTGTCAACCTTTTTTTCGAGCTGTTCAAGGCGGTAGAGATTAAGCTTTGAGGTAACTAAAATACCGCCGAGAGAGCCTATAAGCGAACAAAGTGCAGATAATAAACTTAGTATAATTTCAACATTCAATTTTCATCACCTCTTCTCAATTAAGTTTTAATCAATGTATTGCTATCAACAGCGAAGTATTTGTTGCTATCAATAATCAATATGCTTCCTGATGTGACATTTGAGCAATCATACACATTTTTCATATCGTATACAGCATTATTATTTTGCATAAGTGGCTTGCTTTCTATAATTTCTACATCTTCATCTCGACTATAAAGCAAACGATTAGTTATTTTATAAGTTTCGCCCTTATGATTTTCGTCTGTACGAATAAACTCCGATTTGCTTGCTATACTATTTAAATTATAAGCTATAACATTAAAGTCCTGCTCGTGATATGACATTAAATTGTACTTATAAACATTCGGCAGAGATTGATTATAATCACCAAACAACATTACTACTGTGTTATCGTTTGAAATTAACATAAAGTTAAATGTTCTCGTTGCTATATCTGTTACTCCTTTTGAAACATCTAAAAAATACAAGGCTGCACTTGATTTATCCACATTATTAATTACTGTCTGTATATTATATTGATAAGTTGCCCTATTAATCGGCACGGCTCTTATAAGCTTTATCTTATAGCAGTTATTCACATCAAAAATTATAGTAATGATATGAGATGAATCTTCATTAGCAAACTCTGCGTCAATATCTGTTTCGCAAGTAATTCTGCTATCTGCTAATGTTAATTCATTCGCAAATGCTTTTATAAAATCCTTTTCTGTTCCGTTTATGCTTATAATTTTATTCACATAAGACATAATATTTCCTCCTCATTATCTAAGTTTGATGTTGTACTTAATTCAGCGATGGGATATATAATTTCGATTTTATGATTGTTGAGCCATTCGACAACGCTTTCACTATCTTCATCACAAGTCCCTGTCGGCAAAACGATATAAAGTGCTTGCGAGCTGTTTATGTATATTGCCGTTTCAGTTACAGCAGTTAAAGTTTTTTGCTTACTTACAGATAATCTATTGCAATATACATTTGTTGCCTGTGGTTCTATCAAATCATTAAATGTTGTTTTTGTATAGCCTATCGCAAAAAATCCGCTTGCAACCCTTGAATCTCCGCTCTTTATAATTGCCGTAATCGGAGTATCTCCGTCAATTACAGCGTATCCGCATTTTTTCTCAACTGATACTACACCATCTGCGATTTCAATAACATCACAAGTTCCATCGGGCAGGCTATAGAGCATTATGCCGTTTATAACTTTGCCTGTTAATGCTGACGGATTATCAAATGACTTAGTTCCGTTTATTGTTTCTGTCGTTTCTCCATTAACGGTATCTGGTAGATTATAATACTTTATTGGCGTACTAAATGCGTGTGTCTTTACTGCAAAATGTAGCGGCTTAACTGTATAATGGTCTGACTTACCACCGCTGGGCTTATCGAGCTTGGCTTTCAGACCTACTTTAGACTTAACAACACCTTTCATCATACATCACTCCTTTTGCGTCAATGTATTAGTAACAACAAATTCACTGCAATCTATGACGATATAATATTCTCCGCTTGCAGTTTGCAAGGCCACTTCATACAGATAACTTCCGAGTAGTTTTTGTGTGTCAGCAGGCTCAAGCGTTATATTATAGCCATTACCATCTTTACTATCTGAGGTTGATTCTTTTTTAATAGTGTAGTCAATAGCAGATAGCGACTTTTTAACGCCAAAGATGAGTTTATCTCCACTTTCAAGAGTATAAATTGTATCGTCATCGTTATAGATAACAATATTAATAATCTTTGTTGTGCCACGCTGTATAATTATATTTGTATTACCTTCGATATTTAGTTTGGCAACTTGTAATGATATGCCGACAATTCTCAAATCTTCAATGGCTTTCGTCAAAACAACAGCACAATCAAAAATACCTGACTGCTCTGTAAAATCATCCGATAATTCAAATGATACCACGCCATTTTCAGCGTCCTCAATTGTCCCTTCGACACTTACTGCACCATCAGAGCGTATTTCGTACAACTTGATTGTAAAGTCTGTTAAGTTAAGCATTTTATTCACAACTGTTGCGTTTGAAGTTGGTATAACTACACCCGACTTTTCGATAATATGACAAATAATCTTTCTGCTGTCGGCTTCACCTTGTACAGCATAGAGATTGACTTGATTCATCTCATAAGCATTGAGATTGACTTCATATTCCATTTATATCACTCCCAACTCAAATATTTTAAAGTAGTTCCATCAGATAAAGTTCTTGTATTAAAAACTATTGTATGCCCATCAATCTTTGGGCTTTCAATGTTTAATTCCTCACTGCCTGCTGCTTTTAATGTATTTGTATATACTGTTTTTCCTGCTATTGATGTATCGCTTCCAGCGGAATCAATAGAACCTGTATATTCTATAGATTCTATTTTTAAAGATGCCTTACCTGCATTTGAAGTCACTAATAAAAACTCTTTTCCACCACCAGCAGTAACATAAATTTTTCCGTTGATAATTCGTAGCTTATAGCTACCATCCGTATTAGAAGATATAAATTCACCTGTTGAAAGATTTAGCGAAGTAGGATTGGTTCCTGAACTTTTTATAGTTCCAGTTTTTATCATACCTGCGTCAATACTTCCGGAGGAAATTTGACCAGCGTCAAGAGTGCCTGTCTTAATGGCATTTCCATTTAATGTACCAGCAATAATGGTATTACCATTTAATGTATTTGCTTTTATAGTATCTCCATCAAGAGTACCTGTTTTAATAGCTTCGCCACTCAGCGTGTCTGCTTTTATAGTATTACAATTTAAAGTGCCTGACTTAATGAGATTTGCGTTTAAAGTTCCTGCATTTATCCAATCGGCAACTATGCCCTCTGTTGCAAGGATTTTTAAAACAGCATTTCCGTTTTTATCAACTCCTGCTATATATGTTTTACCGCCGTCAGATGATATAAAAATACCGTCAACAGTCTTTTTCCATATTGTTTTGCTATCGGATAAATTCTCTTTATCGTGCATATAACAAATAATTGAGCCGTCGTCTTGAGTTTCTATGGTTTCATAATATCCCATAGCATTTGTTGCAAGCTGATTCATCTGCTGCACTCTGATGTCATACTCGGATATTTGCATTTCCGCTTGCTTTTTAGCCATAGCAATTATTGTAGCCGACTGACTTCCTCCGGCACGATTCTTTTCGTTGAATGTTTCTGCGTCACAAGCTATCTGCATTTTATTGTCAATGTTAAAAGTAACGCTTGTAATATATGTCTTGTAAGCATTTCCGCTGTAATCATATATGGTAACAATATCTCCCGCCTCTATTGACGGGTCGGAAAGTATCTCTCCCTCGAAAGGCGTTATCGTTTTTTCAAGGATATTGTTAGTAAAGGCTTGAGATAATGTATTAACAGCACCTTGTGCAAGCGGATTATCTTCTATATTCACTGCGTAACCGCTATGACCGATTATGTAAGTCTTAGAATCCTCATCTGCTGTGGTAATCAACGCACAAGTAACCGTAACACCATCTGATATTTTCTGTCTTTCAATAATTTCTCTGTTGGTATCTTCGTACCACCTCATATGTGCAATACCGTCTACGTCGATTCGCACAAAGCAACAAGCTAATTGTGCAACATAAGATATAATATCTCTATATGTTGTATTTTCATTTATGAAATCTTTACTTTGTACATAAAATGTACTATTTGGAAAGACAAGCGAAGCATAAGGTACTCCGCAGGCTGTACAAGCGTCGCTGAATATCGACAAAAGCATTTGTGGAAATCTCAAGCTTGAATTATAAGGTTTATCAAACTTAGACATTGCGTCATAAGCTACAATCGAAACGAAATTTTCATTTTCAGTAATTTCCTCTGTGTAATAGATACCTTTCTTTATCCATTCGGTCTTTGTTGTACCGTCGTATTTTTGCTCAATTACTAAGCCTATCCTGACATCAAACTTTGCATTTGAAAAATCTATATCAGAAAGCTGCTTATTACTGTTGTCAAGTTCGAGCACAAGCTCTTTGATGATAGCACAGCCTACATCAAAACTGCCCTCATTAGATGTTGCGTCATTGATTTTTAAGCCGTTCTGCATTATGTCGCTATCGGTAAATATTTTTTGTGTGTTATCTGGAAAAGTACATATAACCTTTGCTTTAAAAGTTCTGCCTGACTGCTTAACCAACTCTTTATATTCTGATGATGTATTTTGCAACTATGACACCTCACATTTCTATAAAACTACACGATATATTCGTAACTCTTTGGGTTTCATCAATCCAAAGGCTGTAATCTGCTGACATATCACCCGTATAAAATCGCCCTGTCATATATCCACCCGACATTATGTCTGGATATGTAAGCATTACAACTGCACCCTTGTTTTTGCAAAAATTTGCAAGCTTAGAAGCCTCTACCCACGAAAGCATGGTCCAAGTGAAGTTTAATGTGCGTTTCTGCGCGATAATATCCTTTGACATTGAACCGTCACGAGTAGAGCGACCACTCTCATCGCTTGATAAGTCAGATAGCTGCCAAGTACAACCTGTCGGAGAACTCATTTCAATACCGTTTATTTTAAACATTCAAAGCACCTCCATAACGCCTATTTTTCCTCTTACGAACCTTAACAATTTTTCTTTCTATAAGCTCGCTATCAAGATATGTATTGTTTACATACTGCGTTTCTTCGCTGTTGAGCAAATCATATATTTTCTGCAACATTCTAATAACCCTTAACCAAACATTTCACTAAGAGCATTAGAAGCCATTTTTGCATATTCTGTAAGCGTTTGAATTGCTGATGTGAGATTTTGCACGATAACTGTTGCCGCCTGTAAGATAGGCTGTCCTATTACAGCAAGCAATTGATTCCAAGCCTCTTTTAAGTTGCCTGTGACATTTTCCCAGCCATCTGCTTCTCGTGCCGCCTGCCCCATAGCACCTGAAAGCTGGTTAGCGTCCTTGACCATTTGCAAAAGTGTAAGTTGCTTTTGAGATTCTGATAAATCCTGAAAAGATTTTCCGTAAAGCTTATTTGCGGCAGTATTTCTCGTGGTTTCTGTGCAGGATAAACCGAGAGCTGCGTCGTTTTCATAGTTGCCTTTTAAAAATGATTTCAAGCTTTCTGCTGTATCTTCAAGAGAGCGGTCATAATATGCGGCACTATCTGCTGTGACCTGCAAAGCCTCTTCCATCATCGAAAGAGCATTGGCACTGTCCATACCCGTTGTTTTTGCAAAAGCATAAATACTCGTTCCTACGCCTTGCAAGCGTGACTGAACTATACCGCTTGAATCTGCAACTCTTTTCATAGCCGCTTCGGCGCTTCCTTGTAAATCTCCGAAAGTCTGTTCAAGCTGAGAGTTTGCGGCATTAACACTTGCCGCTGATTCAACGCAATCTTTACCGAACTTTATTACTGCCGCCGCACTGAAAGCTGCCGCAGCTGCACCTGCTATCTTCTTAAAAGCTCCACTAAAAGAGCTTTTCATAGATTTAGCCGCATTATCAGCAGTCTTGTTTAAGTTTTTTAACGACTTTCTGAATTTAGACGAATCAAGATTCAGTTCAAGAGCTATCTGACCTACTATATCACTCAATATAATTCCTCCTTTCGCCTAAAAATTCGCATAATAAAAGCGTACACCATTTCTGATGTACGCTTTTATTTTTTTGCGTGTGAATTTTAAAAATTCCATATACTTACTTTTTTACAGGCAAGCCGTTCCCGTCTTTGAATGTACCACTTAAAACTTTAATTATGTCATAAATATAACCAAAGAAAAAGCCTCCGCAAGTGAGTAGCCAGATAAAACCTGAACCAATTTTCCCAACATAAAAACGATGTATACCAAAAAAGCCGAGTGCGATAGCAAGTATTAAAGTTAGCTTTTTACTTTTCGGACTGCACGCAACACCTCTTACAGCATAACCAACATTATTTCGCTTTGGCGAAGCTTTTTCACTGCTTATAATATTCTGAACAATAATTGTTGGTTGACCTCCGCTGTTGTTTTGTGTTGGATACTCAAGCTCAGTTCTGCAATAAGGACAAAGACGATATTCACTTCCAACTTCTGCACCACAATGTTTACATTGCATTTCACACAACCTCCTGAGAATTTTGTAATTATTTGTCAAAATATTACCATAAATCACAAATTTTTTCAAGAGTTTTGTCAAATATTTTATTTAGCGGCAGATATAAACATCTGTTTGAATTGCTCGAGAGCAATAGAAGAATCCTGCTGGGTAACTTGCTTAGCTCTGCGGTTTCGCCAATCTGAACGGATTTTCTTTTGATGTGCGGTGAAGTACTTTAGCCTTTCTGGGTCGTTTTCCGCTCGTATCTGCACGATTCTGCCAAGCGGAGAATCCGCACTTAAACCACGCAGTAACGAGCAAAA